GGTGAACTGGTCTCAGTAAATACCATACCATTAGTTTCTTTAGTTATTCTTACCCTATCACCATACTGTAAAGAATATAAATCAAATCCACCAAGCCAATCATTATGATAATCGTACATATCCCATGTATGTGCATAAGCTTTTTCAAATTGAAAATCCTCGAAAGTATTCCATGATAATTTTTTGGTTCCCCAATATTTCATTTCTGGTTTTGGTAGAGAATTAAAATCATAAGAAAGATATTCTTGTGTTTCATTAGATCCTCCACTAAAAGAAATACTAGATAAAGGTGCAAAAAGAGATCCGGTTGTTTGTATAGTTACTATCTTACCGTTCCATAAAGAACCGGTATCATTAGGAGCTTGTAAAGTAAAAGTTTTTTGTCCAACCGTAACAGAGTCAATTAGATTTATAACTTTGTATTTAGGTGATAAAGGTGAACTGTTTATTTGAGAATAAATTATTCCACAAGTATTATTAAGATCTCCAGAAAAATTAGTACTTGCTATTTGTAATCCATCTGCAATTATATTTACTGATCCAGCTCCGTAAACATATCCACCTATTATTGGAGTTATTACAATCTGTGGTATTTCAAATGTAGTAGGAGAAGTAACAGTGATAGGAAATTGTCCATAAGAAGACCCAGAAATGTTGTATATCCAAATAGTATCTCCCGAAGAAAAACCATGAGGTGTTAGTGTTGTTACAATTGCAAACCCATAACTAAAAACAGGAGATCCTCCAATTGGACTACTAGCTATATTTACAATTTCTATTTGTGTTACCCCTAAATCGAAATTTAAAGTTGCCTTTACTTCTGGTATCTTAGTTAGCACTTCACATGCTTGTCCTTCATTAAAATTGTTTGAATATTCAGGGAAGTTTTGTACAAAGTCTGATATTTCTAAAGTTTTATCTGTGTTCTCTACTGGCCAAATCCATTGAGATGGATAACTATCCCACTTTAGAGGAACGTTATTCCAATCATATATTTCAGATTCTCTAAATCTTGTTATACAATTTAATTCGATTTGTCTCTTATCAACTTTTATTACATTTCTTTTTATACCCAAGGATATTGAGTTCAATGTGTCCCATAATCTACACTGGACTGTATATTCTCCTGTGTAAGGAAGAAAATGTGGTAATATTTCAAGATCTGGTAATCCTCCTCTTATCTGAAAGTAATATGGAGATTCATCCTCTTTTGTTATTGTCCATTCTATTTCATAGAAATCTAAATAAGGAAGTCTATCCCAAGAATAGAATCCTCCAGCATAAACCCAATTTTGAAAGTATTCAAAACTATAGGTATTAAAATTCAAGTTGGTAGGAGTAACATTCCAATTAGAATAAGTTCCAGATCCTCTTATTGAAATTATCTGCACTATTAAATTACCAGTTACAGTATTATAATCACCTGTATTAACATATCCAAGAATTAAATTTCCTGGTGAAGCAACAGATTCTATTCTTACAAAAACAACTTCATTTGGAATTGTAGAAAACCAGTTATTACCTGGACCGATATTAAAAGTATAATTTTGTGGAAGTGTACTATTTATAGTATAAGATGTGGTACTGTTTACTGTTTGCCCAGGAGTTCCTGGATTTGAAGAAACTGTACTTGTATAGCTAGCAACAGAAAGTAAATTAGTTGTTATTGTGGGATCTAAAGAATACCAACTTCCACTAACTTCTTCCCACGCAAGATTGAATGTGTTATTGGTTAATACTACAGGACATCCTGCAGGTAAAACATAATCACTGCCATCTGAAAAAAGCTTATATCCAGGTGGATCGTAATCACCATTACCCAGAAACTTAGGCATATTTCCGTTTTCTACATCCTGATAAAATGATTCAATTGCGGTTTTTAGTTTAGGTATATTAGATATTGGATATTGTTGAAAAAAGCTATATGGATCTATATCATTTCCATAATAGCTTATCCCCGCTTCTGGTCCATTTATGGAAGGATAAAGAAGACCACTTTGGTTTGGTTTAGTTGAAAAAACTCTAAGATCCTCTATGTAGCCATCCTGTGGAAAAACATTAAAATCTACCTCTATACCAGATTTAACTTCATCTATTCCTAAATTATCTACCCATCCTCTAGTTTTATAAACATTGAAGTAAATACCTTCTCCTGTAATATCGACTATTCTAGCATTAAGAGGAAGATAATCTTGTTTAAGTCTTTCTCTTAATCCAAATAATTTTATTAAAACTTCTTCTGGGCTAAATGTAAAAGCATCTTCAACTGGAGGATATCCGAATTGATCTTCTTCCTGTCCTTCTACTACCCTATTTATATCATAAAATAATCCAAAAAGTGATGTTTTTTTATAAGATTTAGAAGGAAATACCTGTTCAAATTGTTTTTTTAATCCAAAAGATCCATCTTTTCTTTTCCCGTAAATTTCTACTTGTTTAAACTTACCTCTGTTTTCATCCTCTAAAAAAGAACTTATAAGTTGTAAAGTACTTTGGTTCTCTACGTTTCTTATTCCCAATTGCTTTAAAGCTCTAGCATTCTGTTGTAGTGGTGTTAATACTGCAGCAGAGGATCTTTTTACGTTTAACCAATATTCTTTTACCCTTAGATCATAATATCCAAAAAACTTAATAGCGTTAAATAAAGCCTTATATGATCCTATATAAGGAAATATACTTTCACCAGTAAGAAGTAATTCTTTTCTTTTTTTATTTAATAATTCAAAATCAGGAAAAGGTTCTTTAATGTCAGAATCTCTAGATATTAAGGCATCCGATTGTAAAAAAGATCTTCCAAAGTTTGCTAATAATACAGATAATCTACTATCTTCGCCTTCAACTTCTCCGTGAAAATTAACCCTTAAAATTGTTACAGGATTATTAGGATCTGAATAATCCTGGAATATTAGAGTTCTATCATAAATTCCTTCGTTATCGGAATTTAATGCAATATTTATTTGCATTGACGATGAAGTTATGCTAGAAGTAACGACTAATCCAGAAGGAGAAACAATAGCATCACCAGGAACAACTTCCGGGTAAAATTCCACGTTATTTGCCTTTACTAAAACTGGTGCATCTAATTCAGGATCAACACCTAATTCATAAGTGTATATTATAGAACTAACGTCTATTTTATTATCATAGTCAGATTCCCACGATGTTCTCCAAACCGGAGTACCCGGACTTACACCATAACTGTGTGGATATCCATATTCTTCAACAGAAGAAAGATTTAAAAATTTTTCAATTATAAAAATATGCTCTATCTCAAAAAGTTTTTCCGAAACTTTAGGAAAAAGAACCGAACCTTCCCAGTAATTACCGTTCCAGTTGAAGTTGTATTGTTCTCCTTTTTTATTAAAGAATAAAAGATTCTGTAAAGTCATTTTATCTTACGTACTTATTATTTTTAGGAACAGTATAATTTATATAGTTCTTAATATATTTAGTGGTTTCAAATAATTGATGTATAACTTTTTCTATACTAGCTAAAATTAGCATCCTATTTTCATCACCTTGTAATATTTGATTTGATAGGGTTTTTTCGAATATTTTACCTTCATAATCAAATCCAACATTAGATCTTATATCATTTTGTGAATCTATAAATTCATACCAGCTTTTCTTTTCCATTTTAATTTCCAGTTTTTAGTGATGCCTTAAGTATACCATTTACTCTAGAATTATAAGTTACAGGAACTATTCCTCTAACATCTATATTTACAGAAGAAAGAGTATTCATACTCGCTCCATAATCATAATAAATTCCGTTTCTATCCTCCCATCCTCCAGATATAACTACTATTTGATCTTTTCCTATAACTATATCTCCAAATTCATCAAATCCAATATCAGGAGATTGTCTATTTTGTCTTTTAGATGCTTCGTTTACCTCTCCTACGAAATATAGAGAAACCGAATCAACACCTTCAACACCTTCTATTGCAGCAACAAGATCGGATCTTGGTATTTTATCTCTTCTTCTAATATTCAAAAAATAGTCGCTTAGTATATTTACTATAGTACTTTTTATTGTGTCCGGATCATTACCTTCAAATATTGTTATTGCTATATTAACAACATATTTTATCAAAATAGGATCTAATATTTTAACCTCTGTGGTAACTATTTTTTGTCCGCTTTCGTCTAATAATTGATATATTCTATCTCTTTGTGGATTAGTTAACTTAAATCTAGAAAGAGGAACATCAAAATATGTTTCGTTACTTTTTAATGTCTGTTGTATATCAGGAACTAATATCAAGTAAATAACGTTATCATCACTTATGTATTCATCATCAAAAGTTGTGAAAGCTTCTATTATAGAAAATTGTCCAAACTTTTCGAAAAATATTATGTAATTTGTTGGATTTGCTAAAACAAAGCTTCTAGATGTTTTAGGTGCTATGAGCCTAGTTAAATCTATTGGCTCTTGATTTGAACCTAATTGTGGTGCTATAGTACATGTTATTTGTAAAACATCAGAAAGTGTAACTGTCCTACCATAAAGATCTGTCCCATCTGAGGTGAAATTAAATATTGCTGCTGAAGAGTTTTCAACTAAAATATTTCCTAAAGATCCTGCACATTCTAAATAAGAGACTTCTATAACAGAACCTGGAGCAGGAGGAAGTCCAAAATCATTAGTACCAAAGAAAACATCTATACCAGAAATTAATGAACTCTTTAATAAATAACCTTTAGAATTTCTTGGTATATCATAAAGGGAATCATACTTTTTCCAAACCTCTCCGTTTACTCTAACTTCCACATCAAAATTGTCTATATTAGAAGTTCCTCTTGATGAGATATTATAGCTTTGTAATTTTTGTCCAGTTCCTGTGTATTGATTTCTACTTAATATACCTTCATTTATCGGTACATTAAGTTTAGAAGTTGGATCTAAATTGAATCTTACATATTCCTGATTAAGTCTTATAACATAGGTTTTCCCGTTATTTACACAATTTATTTCTGCATAATTAGGGATTAAAACAGCAGATCCTGCTATATCTTCTAAATTCTTTCCGTTCCAACTAATTGAGATTTCTCCTCTCGAAGAAATAGCTCTTGTTGGATTGTGTCCAGCTAAAGTTGCAAGACCATAAATTGAAGATTCTCTTGTTGCCTGATTTATGTTTAATTCTGTAATAGAATCCTCAATGAAAAACAATATAAACTGAGAAAGATTATCTAGAACGAATATTATTTGTCCCCAAACTGAAGCTACTGTAAATAGCTGTGAAGACATAGAGTATCTTGCTTGTATAAGTTCAAATGTTTGACTTATTAAATCCGATATTTTAGCTTTATTTTTTTGTAGTAAATCCATTTTAAATTATTTTAATTCCTAATAAAGGATTGCCTTTTATTGCAAAATCTATTACACATGCGTCTCTTGTATCTCCTTTAAAAAATCCTATTTTAAAATCGACCTGATATTTGCTAGAAGCAAGAGGAACATAAGTAAGTAGTTGTAATCTTATAGCTCTTTCCAAGCTGTTTGTATCAACCTCCAGGTCAAAAATTAATCCCTCTAAATCGATACCAAAATAAGGATCTCCTAAAACTTCTCCAGGTCTAGTCAAAAGACACTGTTTTATCATACCAATAAGAATTTCAACCTCATCATCGGTGTGCATTTGCCCCTCTTTATAATTAGGATCGTCTGGATTTCTTGGGTAAATTTCTGAAAATCTTGCCATCTTGATCTATATATTCAATAGAATAATAATAGATTATTTTATTGATTTTTCTCCTTTATTGTTATAGACCCAAAATTCAAAAGAAATTCCCAAATCAAGACATGCTTGTTTTTTTAAAATGTTTCTAGAATATCCGGAATTATATGTATAATCAGATTTAACCTCTATTATTTTATTAATACCAATTAGGTAAATATCTGGGTAATATTTTTTTACCTTTGATTCATATTTATCAAAATACCATATTCTTCCTGTATATTTTTCAATTTCCTTATTAGATACAATTATAGCTTCTTCCTTGTATCCAGAATCAAGTAAGTCCATTAGAGCAAATCCCTCATATCCCTGTATTTTTTCTGTTCTGCCAGAAGGAAAAACAAAAATTTTTTTCTTGTATGATGTTTCTAAAGACTTCTCAAAATATTCAGTATAATGAAAAGCATGTTCCACTCCATACTTCTCCAGCATTGTTTTTTTAAATTTTTTCTTAAAATCATCACTTTGTACATACCAATCCGTACCTCTTTTTCTTCTGTTGGTCTCTTTGGATTTATTTTTTACCTCATCTGAACACATACTAGAATTTCCACCATATTTTAAATTATTAGTCATCCTAGATTTTTCTTTTACAATTGGATTGTCTAAAGGATTTTCAAATCCATATTTTTCTTTATTTGTTCTTTTTTTCTTGTCCTGGGTTTCTTTTATCTTCGTTGGATGTCCTCCATATTTTTTATCAAATGTTTTTTTTATTTTATTTTTGAATTCTTCTGTTTCTGTATAAAAGTCTACTCCGTACTTTTTCCTGTTATTATTCATAATTTTTTCTAAAGCTCCTGGCACTTCCATAGGATTAGTTGTACCGTGATTTTTCATCATAGATCTATCAGTCTTCTCCTTGTTATATTTTTTGACACATAAATTATCCATACACGTCGCATAATAATTAACAGGGTTTGTTGGTTTTAATCCATATCGGTCTATTGAAAACTTTGGTTTTTTTGAAAACATTCTAGGCGAGTCACAATAAGGACATCTCTCAATTTCATAAAAATTAAACCACACATGATAAAATCTCTGCTGAATAGAGATTTTATCAGATTCGTAAATTAAGTCAAGAAATGATGTAATCGATTTTAGTTGAGATATAGAATCTTGATCCTTAGGAAGATCCCTCATTATAGTTCCGAAAGCTTTACCAGTTTTAGTTCTCCACAATTCGATTTTTTGTAATATAAACATTGAATATTTCTATTGTTATATATCTTAAATTGACTGTGTTTTTGTCAATTCCACTGCAAGAACCAACTAGGAGTATTCTCATCTTTAATCATCTGAAGAATCTCCTGTTTTTCTGTTGTACCTAAACTTTGTATGTTGTTATAATTGATTCTAACACCTCCAGGAAGATTATATTCGAAAGTACCAAGTAATCTACCAATGTTTATTTTTGCTTCAGCAAGACAATATCTTACAAAAAGTTCATCATCGTATAAACTTTCTTCCGGAATTGCTATATAAGCTCTAACCCCTACATCAACACCAGAATATAAAGTGGTATCCGAACCTCCCATAGTGGTATTTGTTCTTGCAGGATCTCTACCATTTATCGTCAATCTCTTAGTGTTCTTGTTGAAATTAAAAGCATATGTTTCTAATAAATAAGCCTTTGCAAGATCAAAGAAAGAATATAATACTGTTCTGTAAACTAAATTGTCACCAGCAAAAGGAGAAAGCATAAGCTCTGATCCTAATAATTTAGAATCACCAAAATCTTTATCTGGAGTTCCAATTAATCCTGATCCATTAACTTCTCTAACATCATAAACAGAAACAACGCATTGAGGTAGCTGAATTTGTCTAGTTGCTCTAAAAGAAGGTGTTGAAAATAACTCCTTCCCTAAAACGAAGATCTTATCCTCTACAGCGTACTGATAATTATCATAGAAATATGCTCTAGCTCTTTTTATAATCCTTTTTATCTCCTGATCGTTTAGATTATAAGGGAGTGCACAAGAATGTGATATTTCATCTTTTATTTCTGTTATAAGGTCTTGCTCTGTCATTTTTTTAAATCTATTATTTTATAACCATTAATGTCATTTCTTTTTCCATTTATAACTTGATGTATAGTAGTTCTCTTGGATATAGAAATTCCTATTAATTTCATACATTCATTACTGCTTGTAACCACAGCTTCGAAATCTTCTTTAAATACTTTCCATAATACCCTATTGTATTTTTTACCCTTTAATTTTTTTGAAATTATTAATTTATTTTCGTCTGTCATTTTAAAACACAAATTCTTATTTCTGATTTTGATCTAATATTATATCCAAATGACCTATTATGAGTATTCAAAAGATTACACCAATAATTCTCCTCACTGTACATAAGATCTGAATCAATCTCATTTAAAACTTCGAAAATAAATGATTCACTACCATATTTATTCCAAGAATTCTGTAGTATTCTATTTCTGTGCTTTCCTAAATTTAAAAGACTAATATGGTCTCTAAATCTCTTGATTATATCTATAGAGCATCCTATATAAATTTTACCGTCTAATAAATTGGTGATTGTATAAACCCCTGTCATACGCGGTTAGTTATTTTGGTTGAAATTTATACCAGGAATTCCAGAGGGTTTAGCATTATTATCTTTAAATGGAGTAGCTTTAACAGAAGTTCCCTCCTCGTTTCTGTTAGGAAATAAAACCTTTTTTAAAGTTCCCTTCATTTTTTTATCATCCTCTGCATCGCTAACTACTTCAGTTTCTGGTGAAATTGTTGCTAGTTTACCGATATACCCAGATCTAATTATCCCTCCATAAACTTCAC